TCAAACACTGCAGTACTAGGCATACCAGCATCTATGAACTCAATACTCGATGGTAGCGCAGATTCAAGAGCTGTATAATAATGTATACTACACGTATGATTATCTACACTACCAAGATTTTGTCGTCGAACTATTAATTGCGCTGGAGCTCCAGCGGTAACTTCAATCTTATTTGTAGCTAAACTTACAACACTAACCGTTACTTCATGGTCACCGGGTAGTCTAGTATTAACTGATAATGGAGGGTCAGTATTTATTGGTTCTTCTTTTATGAAATCAAATAACGCCTCTTGCTGTTTATATAATAACTCAATAGGCCTGTTAACAACATCAGTTAATAACGGCTCGTTAAGACCAATATAAAATTCATCATTATTATCAAAAGCGCTCACCTTTTCAAACTCATGATAATTCACAGTACATATAGCGGGAACTACTGAAGTACCTAAATTAGCTTTTGTAAAATAAGTATATACTTTTTTATTTAAATTTTCAAAAAGAGAATAATGATTATATATTAATTTCTTTGTCGTTTTATTAAAAGTAATACTATTAACTATCTCTTGAGGAAGTACAAAAATATCAGATAATGTAAAATAATTTGTATAAAAACTCTCATTATACAATTTTGTAGTAATATTTTTATCAGTAAAAAGATAAGTACTTGTCTTATAACCGGGCACCACCGCCTCACTAGCAACCGGGCTAGCGCAAACACTAGAAAGAGTAGTTGTAGTTACTGCCATATAATCATGGTCATTGTGTAATACAGTATCAAATGAAGCGATTGTTTGTGAGCTTATATTTCTAAAATCAGTAGTTATGTTAATAGGAGCATTCCGACTATTTCCATCAGATATTACCGATGTATTGAAGTCTAATATAGTAATAGGAGTATCTAAGCTTGTTTTATATAACTTGTATATATTTCTATTAGTAGCGATATATAAAATATTTTTTGATGATTTACAATTAACTATTTTTTTAAAATTACTGCCTTCAGGCTTATATAATTTCTCTTGGTCCGCTGTTGGAGGTAGCCGATTTTCATCAAAAACATAAATTTCATATGGTAAATATGTCTCAAATAATGATATTGGTCTACTGATCCTATTCGCAGCAGGATTATATTCAAAAATCTTACCCTTAGATGTAAGTATATATCCTCGAATTGTTTCATCTGTATCCGATAATTGATCTATGACAAACGAAACAGGAACATCATTTTGTAATTCATCATACATCGGATTATGTACAATATCCTTAATATAATTAAAATTTAAATCATATACTTTAATACTACGTGTTCCATTATCTAAAATATATATCAGTTTATCATGTATACTGATACTTACCGGTTCGATAAGTCTATTTTTAACTTGAGTATATTGAGTGCCTCCTAATGTTTTTAATAACAGGCGCCCTGGATTATCAGTATCATCAGCTCCAAGCCGCCGAATAGCAGGATCATTAGTTAAAAGACCAGATATATCAAATTTAAATAATGTAAGGTTACCTCTATCTAAAACAAATAAAAACTCATCTACAACATCTACACTTACAACATCTTTAAATTTAAATTTTTGGCCATGTTCAACAAAATTCCCAGATAATACTGATTTAATAGTGCCGAAGTCAGTAGTACTCTCGACCACAACCGAATCACCTTTACTATATGTAAAATATACAAAATTATTACTATCACGTTTTTTAGCTATATATGTTTCAATATTATCGTGTATGGAAGAAAGACTGTTTCCGGAAGCTGGGCTTGTCGACGTAGAGGAAAGAGTAGCAGTAAAATTTGGATCGACGTTAATATAATAATCAACAGATGATATAGGAGAGGAAGTTGTCACTAGCTCGGCATTAGCAATTAAATACAAATAATTGCTATAGAGCTTACGAATGCTATCGTTATATACTTCAGTCACAGCAAAATCATTGTGACTAATTTTAATATCTTCTAGAGAGTACGGTAAATTAAGCGAGGCACTCTTAAGAGTACCTAACACTCTATTTGTAGGGTACCCAGTACCAGTTACAGCGGTAACCTCATTATATAATGTATGGGCCATTATTAATTATTTAACAATTTTATCTTAATTTAACAGATTGAAGTTACAAAGACATTTGTAAATATTAATAATGCACAGGAAAAAGATAAAAAACGCAAAACATAAAATAACTTCTAATCTTATTTTAGATTTATACAAGCATACGAAAACGTTGTCTGATCCTGAAAGAAAAGAAACAGTTGATAAAATAAAAGATCTCGTAAAATACATAGGAGACGAAATTAATATCGACTTAAATGACATCACAAATTAAATTATCTTGGGAAAGCATTGAACAGGATATATCTCTATTAGTAAAAAAAGTAAAAGATTTTCACCCTACTTGTATTCTTGGTATCGCAAACGGTGGAATGATTCCAGCAGCTCTTTTAGCAAAACAACTAAAAGTAGATAAATTACTCTCGTGTAATTTAAAATCCTATCAAGATGATGCGCCTAGGAAAGGCTCTCATAATATAAACGATATAGTAAAACAGATCTCTTTCCCGACACAACATGAGCTCATGAGAGAAAGAGTTCTGATAGTTGACGATCTTGTTGATACAGGATTAACTTTAAAAAAAGTGTACGGTAATTTTGTTATATTTAATGATCAATATAATATAACTTGGGATTTTGCTACATTATATTATAAGCCAAAGACAACCTTCATGCCTGATTATACGGTAAGAGAATTTGATAATGACGATTGGATAGTATTCCCTTGGGAAAAATAATTACATATATCCGATTAATGAAAGATTATATCCCTCGTTAAAGCATACCGGAGTGAAATTTCCCGCACCATCATCCATTTTAAAATCAAAGCCTACATTACCACTCCCAGAACTCAATGGACAAAATACTTGTGTTGAGCCTTTTTGAGAAGTGTCCTCCTGCTGTGTCACAGCAGCTGAGAGCGCATAACTAGCAGAACCGCTTCTCAAATATAAGGCCTGTATTTGACCTCCGGTAGAACCAGATCGTGACCAGAAAAACTGAAATAATCCACCCGTTGCGTCTTTAGGAACATTACCCGGGTTTGTGAAATTTAACCAATCAAATGCAGAGCCAGCTGGAGAAATTGAAATTGCTACTGGAGAATTAAGGAACTGTAACGTACCATCAGCTACCGTAGCTGAATCTGTAGATGCAGATAATTGACCAGTAGATGTCACAACAACACTTCTATTACCAGTTCCAGCAAGTCCACGTACAAAAGCGCTCGTAGCGGTCATACTTGTTGTTGATATAGTACCACTAAATGTAACGTCACCAGAAATATCACCACCGTGGACCTTATCACCAGAAATATCGTCCGCTGAAACTGATAGATTACCCCACGGAACTCCAGAGTTAACTGACACCCAGCTGGAAGGATCGGTTACAGGAGAACCAGTCAATAGCATTACTGTAGTAGCACTAGCATCAGGATATACAGTACCTCCAGTTACATTTTGATAAGTTAACGCCGGGAATACAGCTAAATCACCAATATGAGCCAACCCGCCTGCTGACGCTGTTGTTAGCTTAGTATGAAAATGAGGTGCTAAGGAACCAGCGCTAACGTGAACAGTAGTACCTAATGATATACCACCGGCAGTAGTACCGTCTCCGACTACCACTCTAAAGGCATCTGTTGAATAACCGAGTTCACCTTCACACAATGTAGTGGTTATTCTATCTGTATCAGTACCACGCCGTAAAAATAATCTAGCCTTCTTAACCTCTGCCATATAAAATATTTAATATCTAAATGTGATTAATACAAGCTTTATTAAATAATTATAATGAACAAAAATGAGACCTACTATGCATTAGCTACACAACAAGGTAGTTCTGTTAAACTTGAAGTAAGAGAAACTGTAAGAGGTAACGTTGTTAAGACGTATAGATATCCAGGCACCATAGATGGGTCTCCTGTTATCTCTGGAGATACTGTAAACTTTACAGTTACAATAGGTTCTTATAGAAAAATGATAATCCAGAATATAAAAACTGGAAAGAAAGTGGAACGTCAGATTCGATAGCATAAATAGTTATGTTATGAATAACTTATTAAATTACTTAACAAAACCGCAGGTAGCAAGATCATACAGTCCTATGTTT